TATTCAAAAGTAGATACACCATCTGCCAATGACAATCCTTGCTCATATACTAAGTCAGTAAACGAATTAACTTCAATGCGAAAATTAGGATTTTTTAAAGCAGGGTAGACTCCTGTAGGTACAGGTATAATCTTATTTGCAGGAATTTTTACAGGCTTAGTTATACATGCTCTAAGATGAAAGAAGGGATCAAGATTAGTATCTTGATTGAATCCCCACTCACAGCTATATGTTTTTTCTAAATACTTAGCAGTAGAACTTTTCTCAATATCAATCTCACAGATTCGATAGTCGGTCAAGAGCTTCTTCTCCTTCTTTACCCGCCATAATAGCATCGGTACAGTACTTTAGGTTAATTAGGTTTTCATTTCTAATTAGTCTTTCTTTGCCTGCATTTAGGTTTTGTATATATTTAGCACGACCTTTTAACGGTAAAGCTGCTAATAGATTATCCAGAGTATGATACTCTTTAGCAAGTCCTTGTGCTCTCTTAGGTCCAATACCTTCAATACCTATAATGTTATCACCTTTATCTCCTTCAATAATTCTAGACATCATAAACTGTGCAGGTGTAAGTTCTAGATCTTCTTGTAGTGATTCAAGAGTAACTTCTTTGCGCCCAAATATATTGAATATCGATACATCTTCTTTGATTAGCTGTAATAAATCCTTGTCTGATGATACAACCCAAGTATGATTATAGTTTTGTGATAGATTTTGAGTAATCCATGCAAGAGTATCATCAGCTTCTACACCTCTGAACTTTACTACTTCTTCATCAAGATCATCAGGAAGAGCATTAAGAACAGCAAAGAACTCTTCAAAACGTTTTATTTCATCTGGATCATCAGATTTTGTACGAGTGCCTTTATAGTCTTCAAGCATTTCCATTCGGTAATAGCTCTTACCAAAGTCAAAACATACAATAGTACGTTTAGCTTGATAAGATTTTGCAAGTGATTGTATAGTACGAATAAAATCATCAGCAAAAGAATCATGATTAGGTCTGCGAAGCCATCTGTATGATAGATTGTTTGCATCAACAATTAGTAGATTATTATAGTCAGAGTAGTCAGTTTCTTGCACATCTGCAAGATCATTCCATGATTTAGTCATATTTATCTCCTGTGTTTATAAATAAATATAACAAATATAAAAGAAGTTAGCAATAGCTATATCACTTCTCTTCCCTATACTTAGGTAACTTATCAGCTTTCTTTACTGCTTTAATCCAATCATCTAACCTAGATATTTTAAACTTATGCCCAAAAGATGAAATCTCTACATAGTCATCCACTTCTGTATCATCATCATATGCTGCAAAATCTTTAGATCTGTCCCATCTAAATAGTAATAGAGGTTTCTTCTTCATTACTTCTGCTTCTCGTACTGCTTGTTCCCAAAATCCAAATATATTAGTAGTTTTAGAAGTTAATAGATTATTCCATTGAATCTCTTTATAATGTTTACACTCAATACAATAAGGCCACCATGCAGTATCATGAGGTGTCCATATATCTCCTTTTAAATAATCTATTGCCCCAGATAATGGAACCCTTCTAAACTCTACATCAAATTCTTTACTTAATAGTGTAGCTATTTTTTGCTCATAAGCTGAACCTTTAGCCTTACTTTTATTATATGCCATCTACTACGAGGCTCTCTTTCTTTTTAGATCTAAAGTAACACAATGAAATCCGCCTGCTAAAAGTCTATCATGCCTTAGTTCTAAAGGTATAGTTTCGATACCTACAGCATTAAGTTTTTCATGAATTTCTGTTTGTTTTTTATCTACAATAGCAAGATTTGGGTTTACACTAAGAAAATTCATACCAATCCATTCACTTGCTCCCCAAGGTAATCCAGCTGGTGCTGTTGTTTCTCCAACACATTCATTTATCCAAATCTTATCCCAAGATTTAAATACTTCAGGTTCATTATCTATATTTACCCTACTTGCATTATATAATACTAAACCTTCTCTTACTGGTACAATAGTACTATCTAAATGTGCATATGAATATAAACCTTCTACTATATGAACTTTATAGTTATTACCTAATATACGCTGTAACCATTCACCACCCAGTCTATTTCCTGTATTAGATATTTGATATAATATATCATCGTTCGCCCGTACACAATTAGCAGCTTCAAATAAGATCTCTTCATTATTTAATGCAGGGACTCCATTTGTATCTTCTTTGTAGTTTTTATCAAATAATAAGGGTATAGGAGCTTTTAGCCATGTGTATCCTTCGTGAAACATTTGTGTAAAAATATCTCTATATCCCCAGGTTTCAAATTGTCTATTCCATATAGGAGAAGGTGTCTCTATAATTTTATCATCTATAATAAGTGTAAGATCTCTGGGAGAGTAATAATGCCAGTTTTTACCGTTCCATGTAGGTGATTGCGTATTGGCTTCTGCGTATTGTGTATTGGGTCTATGTACTTTTACACCTAAAGACTTTAATGTATTACTAAGTATTTCAAGATCTTCATTTTGTTCATCTATAATTTGTTGAGGATAAAATCCTGCTACGGATTTAATATACTCTTCTTCAAACTCTGGATACTGACATTTTAACGTACTAATATTAGGTATAGGTATATTACAATAATCAGCTGTACCTACTATAATTTCTTGTAGTTCATCCCAATCATTATTACAAGTCATACTTCATTCTTCCATCCCATATTCTTGAGAAACATAGCCTATTTCCATTACCGCCTCTGTTATATTCTCTAAAGCGTCCAGAATAGTCTATACCAAAATATACACAATAGGAAGGTACTAAATCAAGTTTTTGACAAAATGCAAGTTGTTTACTATGATATTTCTCAAATACATAATTAGCTGGAAACTTCTTCATCATAGCAGTACCAAGATATGCACTTAGTAAATTAATATAATTATAGTTATATTCATTTATTACATATATTTGATCTTCAAAAGGTTCTTTTTGTAAACGTATACCAACCCTATGATTTTCTATAGGAAATACTTTAGATAGGGATGACACCACATACTCTATACAAGAATGAGATAAATCAAATGACATGTCTACTCCTAGGTTAAGATACGCTAAATCTAACATAACAGGAACTTTTAGTCTATCACAATCACACAATATTTTTTCAAGACTACCAGGCACTGCACCTGTATCAGCAAAAGGAACACTCAATAATACTACATCACCTTCTTTAATAGGTTCATCATCTAACCAAGCAAAGTTATCGCTATACCATAATGATTTCATCATTTGATTATAGAAATACTCACCTTTTGCTATTCGTAGTCTATGATTATCTCTATACCTAATATAAAACTGTGCAAAAGATTCTGTGGTTCCTTGTGTAAAACACATATGAGTATAGTGTTCTACTCCATTAACTCTTGGAAAATGGCTAAACATCCATTGTTTATATGTTTGTAAAAAGTCTTGTTTTATTATTTCTGCATTTTTCTCTGTATAGTTATTATTAACAGTAAACATTCTTATAGTTTCATCTCTATAAGATGTTAGCTCTCTATCATGCACACTGTATGCTCCACCAAAAGGTTTACTTTTATTATCTGGTAGATTTGTATATCTAATTGCCATTATTTAAAAAATCCTGATAGTTGTAAGGTATATTTATCTTTCATACCACAATTGCCCGATAAATGAGGAACATGTTCATTAAATATCCATCCTGTGTTCTTTTTCCAATTCCATTTTATCTCGTCTCCAAACTGAAGTATATGCCCATCTGCCCAATCTTCTATAAAGATATTAGCTCTAACAGGTTCTCCATCTGGTTTAATCTGTCTTAATTTATAGAATCTATCTATATGTAGAGGTATACAGTTTCCTGGTCTTTGTCTTATTACTGATACAGTGTGTATATCTATATTTGTTTGTTGACTTAAAATTTCATAATCTATTTCTGACTTATCTAAAAACTTTTGATATATGATAGTATTTTCATCAGTATAGCTTGAAGGCATACCTCCATAAGGTTTGTGCAGATCTTTTAGTTGATGAGTCATAATATCTTTTAAAGGATCTTTATAGTTAAACCATTCAATATTATATATAAAAGATAAATCATAATCTATCTTAGTTTGTTGTAATATCATGTTTCCCACGGCATCCATCCTTTCTGTTTATGTCCAAAGTTTAAATATGTATTAATTTTTTGTTTCTCAGACTCATCGGTTAGGCAAAACTCTTCATTAGCAAACCACATAGTAACTTTATTTGTTAAAGCTAAATTTATTAAATACTCTCTTCTAACTATTTCATCAGGTAAAGAATATATACTATGCATAACTATAACATCTACTTCTGATACTATTAGATCTTCTAATATAGGCATCCAGTGTAAATATTCATTTTCAACTTGCATCATATTGTTAGGTATATTATGCGTTTTACAAAAAGTGCGTAGCGCATCTCTCTGTAGATTAAGCGGTATATCTCTATCATATTCAGTATTATTACCTATATATCCTACGCAAGTATCATTTGTGTGATCTATTACTCTATACTCTGTATCATTAGGAAGCCTAAAGAATCCTCCAGGAAGTCTACCTCCAAATTCTTCTCCTTCTACTAATACATGCCAATCTATAGCCATTCTGGTAATATTAGTTTCATTATTTACATTACCGTGTAATATTTCTTGATGAAATAGGTGTGCCTGACCTACCTCTAAATCTACTGGATAAGCAGTTTCTAGACATGTATATTCAAATTTTTTCTGATCCCATTCACCTTCTATTAATGCTTTTGTAATTTTTCTAGAACTATCTGTAGGTACTACATACATAGAATTAGTATCATATGCTCTTGTTAAAGGCATCCATATAGTACCTTGTCCTCTACCATTTTTATAAAATATACCTTGATGAAAGGGTAATTTTCTACCTAATTTTTCTTGATTGGGTATTACTAAATTAAGAGTTGGGCGTCTTTTAATTAAATATCTTTTATCATCTAATAGAGGTGCTATATAAGTTTCTGCAAAAGAATCAAACTGTTTAGAATAATCAGGAGCACTCAGTCTTTTTTGTACCATATCTGTTATATGTATAAGTTCTCTGGTTGGTACCTCTTTATGTATATTTTCAAGACTGGTTACATAAGGATATAATTCTTGTATTATTTCTAATACCCATGTATCCCAAGGATAATAATTACGGTCATAGTTTAGTGTATTATTGTCAAAATTTTTATATATACTATTCATTTAGTTTATCTACCACTGTTTTTTGTAATTTATTTTTATTATCATAATATACTTTATAATTATGTTCTAAAATATCATCTAATTCTATAATTATTTTTTCTAATTCTTCTATACTTTTATTGCATAGTTGTTTCATTTGATTCATAACCATATAAAATCTTTTTGAAGAATCTGTACAGTCATCATAGGATTCGTCTATTATAGGAGAAAATGTTTTATATCCTAATTCTCTTATAAATTTTAACTGACCTGCTTGACCTAATATTAT